ATCATTTCATTGTCTTAACTGATTCCATTTCCGCTGAAGACACTGACTTGGGTGGGAATGACCACGTTATTATCACAGATCAGATTGCAACTGTTTTATCCTAAGGAGACTTTATTATGGCAATTCTATTAACGCAAACTCCATTCACCACCGGATCAACAACCACAACTAATAACACGATCACTACCTGTGAAACCGTGACCCTTGCCTCTAACACTTCTTACGTGATTAAGACCAGGGTTGTTGGGAAGCGTACAGGGGGAAGTGGAGGATCGTCAGGAGATACAATAGGTGCTGAGATCATGTCGACTTATAAAAATGTATCTGGTACCGTTACCTTGATTGGAACAGATCACACCATTATTGACACCAGTAATACTAACTGTTCTGTCGGACTGGTTATATCAGGCGCAACCGTCTTAGTGCAGGTGACTGGCGATACGAATAATAATTATAGTTGGAATTCTCAGACCCTCACCCTTCCCCAAGGATAGATATGAAAGAAATTAATGGTTCGGTAGCCATCGGAACCACCCCCGCAGCGAGCGCAGTGCTGACTCTCTCCAGTACAACGAGAGGGTTATTGCTTCCTGTAATGACCACGACACAGAAGAACGCAATCTCTTCGCCTACAGACGGATTATGGGTGTATGATGGCACGTTAGCGCAAAATTCCTACAGCAATCCTACTCTCACTCCCGTGTCCACAGGTCAAACGTCTCCCACACAGCCTCCTACCAATGACACAGGGATCGGAACAGTCGCGTGGACAACCCCTGGTAATGCTCAGACTGTTAACACCACAGACACGACAGCGACTTCTATAGGCACGTCAGCGATTACTAACTACCTCAATTGTCAAAACTTCGGCTTTGCTGTACCAAGTACCGCTACCATTACGGGTGTAGTTGTGACCATCAATCGCGGAGCGTCCATTGCCAACAAACTTCAGGATAGCAGTGTGAAACTTATAAAAGGTGGAACAGTCCAAGGAACCAGCAACCATACAGCTACACTATGGCCGATAGCTAGAACCTCTGAAGATCATGGAGGCGAGAATAACCTTTGGGGACTGTCACTTTCCCCATCAGATGTAAATGCGTCTGACTTTGGGGTGGCTTTTGCGGCCACAAATACCGATAGTGTGGCACGCAACGCGACTGTGGACGCAGTGCTAATAACTGTTTTTTACACCACTCCTGGACTAAGTCCAGTAAGGTCGTCTGAAGTGACCGGATATTTAACAGGTGACGTTAGCACTTCAAACGAGTCTTATGTTAATGTAACTGGAATGAGCTTTGCGATGGGCGCAAACGAAACGTGGCAGTTTGAGTTTTGGCTGAGTACGTCCTCTTCCTCGTCATCAGGTATTAAAACAGGAATTAATGGCCCAAGCGGTGCCACTACAATGAATGTGTTATTGTCGAGTACGACAGGTGTTACAGCCTCAAACGCTAACTGGAATACCGCACTAAATGACGCCACCGCCTTTAGTGCTATAAACACTGTAGCCGCCACCGGATATCAAATTTACATGGGAAGTATGACTACCACTGGCACGGCAGGAACTTGTCAGCTGCTATTTCAAAAGGTACCTAGTGGAACAGCCAAAATTCTTACAGGCAGTTTCTTTCGAGCAAGAAGGATGGAGTAATGAAAGAGATAAACGGATCATTAGGTATTGGTGGCTCACCAGATGTTAGCACACTTCTAAAGGTGACAAGCACCACCCAGGGTGTTTTATCTATGAGCATGACCACAGCACAAAGGAACGCCATCAGTGGCCCCCCCAGTGGCCTAATCGTCTACAATACGACACTGAAGTATTTTGAGTATTATGACGGCGCGGCCTGGCAGCCACTCTCTCAAAACGATTATGGCGCAGTGGTCGCAGCAGGGAACGTCACTAATTCTACAAATAGCCTTGCGGATGTAACCGGCCTTGTGTTTTCTTATGGAGCGAATGAAGTGTGGAATTTTGAATTCTTGCTCGGCGTGAGTTGTAATAACACAGGTGGGATTGACGTGGGAATTAATATGTCATCCTTCTCGTCATTGGTGGCAAGTGCCGTTGGTGTAGGAAGTAGCTCAACGGCAAGAACATTTGTTTCTTTTACGGCTAATAATACAGCTACCACCACCGCGTTTCATACATTTAATCATACGTCGTCTCCTTATCATCTTCGCATTTATGGGACCGCTACCGCGGGTGGGAGTGCGGGGACGTGTCAGCTACGATTTCGAAGTCACACCAATGGACAAACTTCTACTATTTGGGCGAACTCGTTTATGAGGGCCAGGAGAGTAGCGTAATGAAAGAAATAAACGGCATTGTGTCCGAGGGTGGAAGTGCTAACGCCGCCGCATTGCTTACAGGCATAAGCACCTCACAGGGTTTTTTACCTCCAACGATGACCACCACACAGCGAGACGCAATAGCATCTCCAGCCACGGGTTTGACTATATACAACAGCACAACACAACGACTTAATACCTACACCGGAACTTCGTGGGAAACGTTAGGGAGTCGTACAGTTCGTTATACTGCGACGGCAGACTTCACAAACAAGTCCACCGCGTTTATGAAAATACCTGGTTTTACGGTGTATCTTCAGGCTAATGAGACATGGAGCTTCGAGGGCTATATTTTAGTCAAGAACGGAAGCACTGGAGGGCTTACGATGAATGTTGTTGCTCCTTCAGGGTCTGCTTGGATGTGGGTAGACGTAGGTAATGTGTCGGCGACAACGTCGATTGCGTGTGATTCCGCGACGGACTCAGTGGCAGCAGCAAACACGGGATTTTACACAGCCACAAATGACAAAGGCTGGTTTAATATATACGGAGCTATTGTGAACGGGTCTACTGCTGGTGCGCTAAGTATTGTGTTTCATCCCGTCTCAAGCGGCACTGTTAGTACGATTTTTACTGGAAGCACATTTATGGCAAGTCAAATAAGTTAAAACTAATCCTCGACTCGCAGGAGAATTACATGAGCATTTCATTACTAAAAAATATAGGAACCTCTGACACTGAGATTTTTGCGCTTAATCTTGCAGATGTTCCACGCACAGGTTATATCACCATTGAATCCGAGATTATTCGCTATGCAGGTGTGTCGGACTTATCATTTCTAAACTGCACACGCGCCACTCGCGGTACCTCGGCAGTTGCCCATCTAAAGGGTAACGCGATCACTCCTGTCTCTGGACCGACGTTTGTGGAGTCTTTAGGCAACAACCTCATAATTCTCAGAGGTACGATTGCTCCCATTGACGGAACATCAGGAACAGGCGCAGGTGTAGCCGGTATTGGTTCCATCTATATTAACACTGCCGTTGCCGCGTTTTATCAGAATTCAGGTAGTCTCTCATCCCCCACATGGTCTATGTTTCAGGAAGGAAGCGATCTAGGAATTACGCAACTGACAGGTGCTGTTACTGCGGGTCCTGGAAATGGGAGTCAAGCTGCCTCCTTAGCGAGTGGGAGTGTGACACCGGCCAAGATCAGCACTACGGCTACGGATGACTTTTCATTCCCTAGAGATGTGGCGGTTGGTGGACGATTGCACATGAACAGCTATACCACCACTGAACGAAATGCCCTGACACCGGCTGAGGCTGATGTTATTTATAATGTGACTACCCACGAACTCAATTACTACACAGGCAGTGGATGGCAGAAGTTATCTCACGAAAACGGATAAGTAATGCTCTCTGGAGACTTTCAACTGAAGTTGCGGCGATTAAATCCTAAGCTCCGCATCTTCTGCGGGGAAGATGTTTCTAAACCTGCTGGTATATGTCACAAGACACAGGAAGGTGATTACGATGCTGTGTGTGGTATCGACAAAAACTGGATTCCTTCATTTCCAATCCGGAACACTGAAACAGGTAAGTTCATCAAAGGTGGATGGGTCCGAGCCGTATCTATTCTATGTGATTTACGACTTATTGACCGATACGCTTCCTACAAAGAGTTTGGTCACTGGGATTATCCTAAAAGCATTGCGGTCTTGCGGGGATTTCGCACAGAATTAAGTGCCGTGGATAAAGAAATTGAGTATCAGAATCGTCGTGCCCATTGGGATAAGGATACATTAGTGGATGTGGGCCGTGCGATAGCGAAGCGAAGGGAGAAGTAAATGAAAGGCTCTGATATCATCACGACTGTACGCAGAGATTTAGTTGAAGCCAATGCGGCTTTTTGGGGTAGTCAAGAATTACTTGACCTCTTGAATGACGCTGAAAGAGACTTCAACAACAAGACACGAATCCTGGAAGGTATTTCGTACTCCAGCACTATCACAGGACAACCGGATTACACACTCCCGTCTAACTGGTTAAACTTGGACGTGCTGTTGTTCAATAATCCCAAATCGGACGGTAATCCGCAGTGGTCACGGATAGAACCTACCACCGTTGAAAAGCAAGCACAAGAAAACCCTAATTTTTTATCTAATGAAGCAAGTGCTGGTTCTGTGCCTCGAAAGTACTACATCTGGGGTCAAATACTGTATCTTACACCTACGCCGGTTACAGACGGAAACTCGAATATTGCCATGTTTTATAAAGCGAAGCCAATTCCGTTGCACTCAGCAGATGATCCTATTAATGTTGACGATAGTTTTAAAGATACTCTGGTCAACTATATTCTCTGGAAATGCTATAAGAAAGAAAAAGAACCCGTCCTTGCCGCGCAGCATCAGGCTGAATATGTCCTGGGCATCAGGGAAGGCAGACGTTGGGTTAAAAAGAAAGAACAGGATATGCGCTATAAATTAGATTTAGATTCACCACGTCCTTTCTCATTGGGAAGTGGAGCAACAAGGGGATTCGATCCTTTTTAGTGATTGAATATCCCCCTGTAAAGTAAAGGAGAAACACAATGGAAAAGGAATCGTTCAAACTGACTGGTTCAGTGACCTACGAATTGTATGGTCCTGATGGTAAGTTAAAGAACAAGAAAGTACAAGAGAACGTCGTGGTGACTGTGGGCAAAACATATCTTGCCAACTGGCTCACTGCTGCGACTCAGTCTGGTTATTTCATGCAGTATATCGCTGTTGGAACTGGCACATCTGGTTCAACGGCGGGTGAAACGACTCTGGAGACTGAAATTGGAACGCGTCAGGCTGGCTCGCTGTCTAATGCCTCAAATGTGTGGCAAAATCAGGCGACGTTTGCTGCGGGTAATGCGACAGGCGCGATCACTGAAGCCGGTATTCTGTCGGCTGTATCCTCTGGAACCTTGTTTACCAAACAGAGCTTCTCCGAAATCAATAAGGCTGCGGGTGATTCGCTTCAGGTGACGTGGAACGTGACGTTCTCGTAATCTAGACAATACACGTGTGTTGTCCCTGGGCCTGGAGTGGTCAGGGACGAACTTAGGAGTTTCATTAATGTCTTTTGCTCCAACAGATATTGCTGGTCTAGTAGGTTGGTATGACCCCAGTGACGCAAGTAACATTACTGTTGTGAGTGGTAAAATCTCACAGCTTAGCGATAAATCTACTGCGGCATTGCACCTAGCACAGTCAAACGCTGCTCTGCGACCTATCTATAATGCTACTGGGATCAATAGTAAACCAGTGGTGGAAGGTGATGGAACAAATAGGTATTTATTAACATCTGGAACCGCACAAGACATTTCAGTTTGTACTATATTTATGGTCATTAAGCAAGGAGCAACACCTACACAGTATTTCTTGTCTAAATCTGTCTCTGGTCCTTTACGCTACTTTAGCGTGATGAACCAGACAACGAACGGATGGCAAGTTCATACTGCAAGAGGTAATTTCCCGTACTTTGAGGGAACGATGTATACCAACAGCACAGACACGAGTATACATATTTTAACCGCTAAATCAGGCGGGTCATCGGGTGTTTCCGGAATTAGACTTGATGGAGTAGATCAAGGGGTCACATTCAATGATTGGGGAACAGGCCAACAGAACTACAATGGTCCTCTTTATCTGCTCAAAGTCTCAGACAATATTACTACTTACTTCACCGGTTACGTAGGTGAGATCGTTATCTACAACTCAATACTATCTGGAGCCGATATTACTAGTGTTGAATCCTATCTTACGTCAAGATGGGCTGCTACGGCCTATACTGCCACTCTGACTGATACGGTAGCTGAGTCAGAGGCGCGAACTCTTGACGTTACTCACACCCTGACTGACACACTGGATGAAATCGCGAGTCTTGCACTAACTGCCGCTGGCATAGCGCAGCGTTCAGATTCTGTGGGACTCACGGATACCGTTACGTTTCTGTTATCGAAGAGTCTTGATGATACATTTGAGGAAACAGATTCTTTTGCACGCTACTTTGCACTTCAACAGGATCATATCACTATACAAGCGTGGCTGGACTTAAAACACCACAATTTTCCATGGATAAATTAACGATCACACTTCCGACAAAGCAATGGCAGGGTATTCGCACTAAATACCCTGTGGACAGTGTATTTGTTGGAACCGATAACTTTATATCGGGAAGCTCTAATTTTCATACCTCTCAGAAGGGAGTGATACAGAAACTCCAGGGTGGGATTCAGTATAACACTACTCCGTTTGCCAATCCAGCAAGGGATCAATATGAAGCTACATTTGATAGTGGTACTCGTCATCTTCTAATTGTTGAGAATGGATCACTCAAATATTCACCAGGAAGTCATGATTTCACTGAAGTGACAAATGGTTATTCGACAACCAGTAACTTTGAATTTACGTCCAGTCAGAATCGTATTTATTTTGGAAATGGGGTGAATGATAACCAAACTTACGACCTCACCACCTCTTATGGGGGTGTGACCTATTCCGTCCCTAAGACAAAACAGATGGGTGCATTACCTCCTGTTACTGCGCCTACGCCCGCCGTTCCCTCTGCTGGAGGGTCAGTTCCTGATGGTCCCCATACCTATAAAGTCACATTTCTCTATTATGGTTCAGAGGAGTCTAATGGGGGTCCTACGTCCACTTCACGAACGTGTGGGAGTGGAAACAACACGATTGCATTGTCAGCTATCCCTATAGGCGGCTACGGGGTTACAGCACGGAAAATCTATCGTGATGATGGAGATGGTAACTGGCTGCTGGTGAAAGTCTTAAGTGACAACACGACCACGACCTATTCAGACACCGCTTCTATAGGGACTACCATTATCCCATCAACTAATGGTTTACCTCCTAAATTTTCTAAACTAGTGACGTTTCTCTCACGTATCTTTGGTGCGGGTGTGCCTGATTCCCCTTCCATTTTATACTTCAGCAATCCTGGTCTGCCTGATATTTTTAATTCCCTAACCGGTTTCGTGACCTGCAATGAACAAGACTCTATTGAAGGCTTGGCTGTTTATAACAGTAAACTTATCATTCTGAACCACAACAGCCTTGGCTTTCTTTCAGGAAACACGACAGCTACTTTTTCGTATGTTCCTATTCCTGGAACAATAGGATGTGTTGATAACCGTACGATACAGATTCGAACCATTCAAGGTGTCCCTGTTTTGGTGTGGTTAAGTGCAAAAGGATTTTATTCCTTTAATGGAAGTTCTGTAGATTATATCAGTGATGATATTGAAGATTTAGTTAATTTCACAATCCAGCAATCCTCTCCTATAAAGGGAAAGAATGTCCAAGGGACATCTAATGATTTTGAGTCGGGGACAAAGACGGATGGTATTGACTTAGACACCCACCCTGGCTTTATTCAAACCATTAATCCAGAAAGCCGCTTTGAGACTGAAGAAGATTGGGAACTACCGGACGCCTCTACGACAAACTTAACCACAATCGGTGTGCTGAATCGGCTTCAAGTTCCTACCCGAGCTGATTTTGTTTTAGAGGATGGGGCATTTTCAAATGTGGGACTCTCTGGCGATCAGTTACGACTTGCCACTGGGTCCTCGTTTTCAGGTGCGTCAAATAGTGGAAGCGGATTATATCATGTGGATGGCGACTTACGCTTTCTCGAAGTCTCGACCGGATTTACTGTCCCAGTATCAGGAACATTAAACGGGGTACAGTTTACGTTTATTTGTAATGCTACCACCAATAATCTGACAGCGCGTTTACGCGCTGACTCAGCTAATTCTCCTGGTACGGTTATCACTGAATCAAGTGTTTTTAATTATGGAGGGGGTGCGGCCACACACACCTTCACAATCAACACCCATCTAATCGCCGGTACAAAATACTGGATAGGGTTACAGAATAACGGAGGTGGTGGCTTAATCACTGATATTGAGAAGTCTAGCTCAACTTTAGGTGGTACAGCTACCTGGGATCGAAATATTCAGCACGTTTCCTCTTTTGCCGTATCACCTTTTAATCTTCAGTGTGACTATAGCTTTACGAGGGATGTCGCTGGAAATGAAGGAACCTGGACGAGTCTTTCCTGGGACACAGGGTCATTATCCGTGAGTACTGGTATGAGTGTTACAGTCGATAGTGTTGATTATCCTGCTGGAACCAGTATGAATATTTTTGTTGACTCAAGTGATGATAATGTGATTTGGCCCAACACTGAGACAGTAGCGAACCCTGCGGCGGGAATCTCCATTTTATCCACGTTGGGGCATCAATTTTGGAGAATACGTATTCAACTACGGGCCAGCGACAACACAAGAACTCCATCCATATCCGCACCAATTCTCTACTTTAATACCGTCGGCACATGGATATCTCCTTCTATTAATCTAACAACGGATACAACTGTTTTAGACTCCCTGGACGTGATATCTGTACTTCCTGATGGCACGTCTATTGAGGTGACGGTAGCAACATCAGACGATAATGTGGCCTTTACGTTATATGGCCCGTTTGCTTCAGCCATTATCAAGAAGTGGATGAAAATACAGGTAGTAATCACCACCACAAGTGATAATGTGACGACTCCTTATGTCACCAATATTGAGTTACGGTGGACTGTCGTATCTACCTTTACCTCCGTGATTATCAACACAGGAAGCACACCTGCTGGATGGGAACTTTTACAGGCTAGTCAATCATTGAATGGAGGTGAGATTACTTACGCCACTAGAACGGCCTCTACTTCAGGTGGCATACCTTCAGCGTCTTTTGACACGGCCACTAATGAGGACTTTATACCTTCGGCAATCTATCCTTACATTCAATGGAAAACAATTCTCACAGCCCATGGGGGTCAAGTACCTTCCATCGACAGCGTAGTGATTAATTGGTTCATCACCCTGGTAAAAGGTGTCCGAGCCTGTTCAATTTTCTGGAATAAGTCCTACTGGATAGGATTAGCTGAATTTGGTGAGGATGAGAATAGTGTGCTGCTGGAGTATGACGAAAAAGGTCAGTGGTATGTCCATCGTGCTATCACTGCCCGAACCTTCTCCTTCTTTTTTAATGAGCCATACTACGGGGATAGTACTGTTGGGATTGTGGCTAAGTTTGATGCTAGTCCCACCAGTCTCGGTATTCCTATTACCCTTGACGCACGAGTTGTGCTTAAGCTTGGGGCACGATTTGCTAATGATATGGATGACAAGACAAAGATATTACGAAATGTAACCGCCATAGTCCTCGGCAATGGCTCCATTTATCGTTTTTATTATTCGGTGGACCAGGGGACAACCTGGAGAGACTTAATTGACATCAACACGGGAAGCAGTACATTCGCACCGACGAATGATAGCCAGCGACATATTGTATCATTATCACCTGCCACAAGTGATACGAGCATTAATATTTCAGGACGAACCATCTTTTTACGTGTTGTAGACGCCACAGCTTTTACTTCTGAGATTCATTCACTAAAAGCACGAGTGATGCTTAGAGAGCAGGAGGTCAATACCTCCGATGCCTAAAACACAGGAAGTGGAGGTATCACCTCCAAGTCAGTCAGACCTCACGAATCTACTCAAAGATTTTTCTGCTGTAATACAGCGTAATTTAACAACGTTATTTGAAACACACCACGATCATCTTATCGTGGCAACTACTCCAGCAGAAGATGTGGGTGTAGTTGGTGACATTTGGCTCTACGATGATGGATCAGTACAACGCCTGTATGTGAAATATAGTTCAGGTTGGAAAAAATTTAACACGGATTAGGGAGATATTATGAGCTTTGGCCTAAATACTATTGTTGGTGGAATCCTGGGGGGAGATAAAACTTCTTATGATGTACAACCTCTCCTGGACGCAATTAATCAATCCAAAACTAAACAAAGCACGATTGCCAGCAACCTCCCTGGTCAGTTAGCTCCATTAAACACTCAATTCTCTTCTGGAATAACTGGTGCTGAGAATACAGCACAGACCTCTAATCAGGCTGCTGCGAAGAACTACATGGACTCTTTAGGCAAGTCATTAGACTCACAGGGACGACAATTAAGTGATGTTCTGAAACAGCGCGTTCTTCAAAGTCAACAGGAATCAGAGCAGGGACTTCGTGAAAATTTAGCTGCCACTGGTGGTTTGAATAGGGGTGCTGCGGGTGGGGCATTTACGGAACTGGCAGGACAAACGGCCAATCAGATAGGACAAGGCGAACAAGCTATTGCTATTCAACGTCAACAGGCACAGCAACAGGCATTGGGACAAATCTATCAGATGGACTCTAATTTTATTCAATCTAAACTGGGCA